AGTGATATAGAAAACTCCATATTAGTTAGAAAGGAAACTTCAACAGGATTTATTAGTTCTTATATTCTTAAGACTACATTAGATTCTGAAGATGCTACACTTATAGCAATAGAGCAAGCCATAGAAGACGCCCAAGGTGCTAGAGGAACGGGAAAAGTAATCACATTATCAGGTCTAGCTCCAGAAGACTTGCAAGCTACTCTATTAGAACAAATAGGTAGTGGAGGTGCAGGCTCTAAAGCTATAGTTGAATCAGCAAGATTAACTTATGATTTAGATAAAGAAGTAATTATCGGAGCCTATCTAATACCTCCAGCTCTAGCAGGAGTAGATCAAAAAACAGGATTTAGTGGAGCTGATTTAAAAGAGGCTTATTTTGTATTCAATGCAATAACTCAGCCCGGTAGAGATATCATAGAAGCTGAACTAAATAGAGTATTAAAGGTTTCAAAATTCAAAACAAAATCTATTAAGATTAAAAAATTATCTTTAGATCTAGAGGAAGAAAAGCCTACTGGAGAAGTAATCTCTAATCCACAAGCTAATGTATAATGCTAATTTAGAAAACCAATTAATCATACCTGATATAGCTAATGCTATGGTAGATTATGTATCTATTCAACTAGATATAGATGAATCTAAGGTAAAGGCAGCTTGTATAGTGGCTCAGAATATAGATATTAAGAGAATAATCGGAAAAGATAATCTAGAGAGATGTATAGGGCAGGATACAGAAACTCCAAGTGCCGATCAAGAGCTAAAGGCATTAATAATTCCGCCTCTATGCTACTATACTTATTCTAGACTCCTACTAATGTTTCAAGGAGTTTTTACTGATTCGGGTTATGCCTTAGAATCTACAGAGACTGAGCCTAGAAATGCAGCTAAGAGCGTCTCTAAGGAGATGAAAGGAATTGCCGAGACTCTAATGATAGAGGTGACAGATTTCTTAAAATTAGAGTCGCCAGGAACTGAATCATCATCAAGTAAATTAACTCCAAGAGTAAGAATCTTTGGAGGAAAAGAAAATAGAGCAAGTAATTAAAGAGCATGAAATAATTAATAATAGTCAATAGAATTAAAGTCTACCAACACCTCTCTTCTATGTATCAAAGTGTCCCAGAGTGTAGATTATATTTAGATCAAAGATTGACGTAGTAAAATCTAAGGATAGCAGAGTTAGGTGAAGTACAAACCTAACTCTCCTCATGACTTCTAGATTGGTAGAAGCTATACAGCGAAGTGTTAGAAGCCAGGGTTCGAATCCCGCATGAGGAACTAAGTAAAATTAAAATTATGAAAGTATTAAATAGAGTTTTTGTATTAATAGTATCTCTAATTCTACAGATGCTATTTATAATACCTAGAATAGTTATACAAATTACTATTCTCATAGAACATATAACAACAATTGTTAGAAAGACATTAAAGTTTTTAATAGATACTACAGTTGAAGAGATAACAAAATAATAATCATATGGCAAAGGCAATGAAAAATCCATCTAGAAGAGAGGCGCGATTATTAGAAACTAGAAGAGCTTTAGTAGAGCAAGCTTTAGAAGCTGGAATAACTACAAGAAAAGGAATCTGTAAAGCAGCTAACTTAGCACTACATGATCTTACTAATCTTTTTACTAAAGATAGAGAGTTATATGCTAAATTCGTAATTAGAAGAAGAACTATGGTAGATGTAGCTTCTGATAATTTACAAGAAATTTTAGAAGATAAGAATCATCCACAAAACTTTCAAGCTACTAAGTATGTACTACAGACATATAAGTCAGATTTAGACGATATCTTAGATTCTAATGGCGATGAATTATCTGTAGAGATACCAACTTCTAATAATTCTGACGACAACTATACTCCTATAATGATAAAATTCTCAAGTAAGAGAAGAGATAAAGAAGTAGAAGAATAAATATCAGATATGAAAGAAGAGAAAAACTATCTCGCGAATCAACTGCCTTAAGATATGCTTTATTAATAGCAGAAGCTGATAAATAAAACTAAAGGACTAAAAACTTAGAGAAGCTATAGGGTTTAAGGGATTTTTATAGTAATTAATAAGAAAAAATAACTATGAATAGAATATATTTATCTGACAACTACATCGTGATAGATAAATCAGGGAGACTTCAAGTATTTCCTAAGAGAGAGTCAGAATATATAGAAAGCCCAGACGCGTTTGAGTTGAGAAAGTTTTCAACAAAAGAAGAGGTTGAAATTAGATTCTCAGAGATAGATACTTGGTTTAAAAAAGATGGAAGTACTGCTTGGAATAAAGATATCTTGCGAGAATTTTTGAGGGAGAATACGTCTATTAATAGTATATCACTAACTAGTGGAAGCAATGATATAGCATTAGACGCATGGGGGAAGACCTAAGATAATATTAGACAGATTAAGTATACATGGAATGTTTACTTTCAATGTTCCAATAACTGTGTGGTATGAGACTGTTAACGGCATCATAACATCTCCGTTTGTAAACTCAACTAGTGTAGATGGAGCTTTGAATATAGTTGCAGGAGATGCTTTGAACGATAAGACATATTTAAGAACCTTTAGAAATCCTAGATATGAGCCCAATAGAGGCCTTATGTATTCAACCGCCAGTATTATTACTAATCCTTCTGCACTAATGTCGCGTTGCTTTGGAGTATTCACAGCCGAGTCTGGAGTTTTCTTTAAATTGATGAACGGAGTACTGTATGGAGTAGTTAGAACAACTAGAAACGGCATTACAACTGAAGATCAAATACCTTTAAATACTTCAAATATTGATTTATCAAAAGGAAATATCTATGATATACAATTTCAATGGAGAGGTGTTGGTAATTATAAATTCTTTATAAATTTAAAGGAAGTAGGAAGTTTTGATTACTTAGGAACTCTTACAGAACTATCGATGTATAATCCAGCCAATCCTATTGCATTCGAAAGTGAAAACTTAGGAGATAATGATCCTATGAGATTTGGTTGTGTTGATGTATCTATTGAAGGTGGAGGTAAAAATGGAAAGGCATACGGAAGTGTTGGTATAGATAATCCACTTGGCCAGGTTCAATTGACAGGATTAAATTCTCCAGTTTTAGCAATTAGAAGTAAAGTATCGGTTAGCGGATTAATTAACACTAGAGATACTTTAGCCTTACTAGCAACAGCTTATTCTGACAACAAGTCTGTATTCAGAGTGTGAACTACTAGAGACTTTTCAGCTATCACAGACAATGATCAAATATGGAGAGATTTTGGAGATGGGCATTTAGAATATATGATATATGATTATCCAGACGTAGTTACTCCAATGACTTTTAATATCACTAAAGCTCAACTAACATTTAGTACTAGAATAGGTTTAGATGTAGGATATGTGACCTCTGCTTTATTTGAAGGTAAAACAGAGATAATTCAAACTCCTGGAGATATGTTTATCTTTACAATACACAGAGAAAATGGATCTATAATCAATGCAGGAGTAACTTATGAATTTGCTGAAGAGATATAAAAAATTATGAAACAAACATTTAAGCAACTAAAGATAGTAAAATCAACTAATTGGCCTTTGGGTACTAGATTTAAAGTATGTGAAATAGAATACTTATCAAGTAAGCCTATTGTAGAGATTGGTAGAGAAAAACTATTTAAAGACTCTATATTAGAATGTGAATCTTATATAAAATTAAAAGAAAGAGATATCATTGCTGAAAAAATACACAAGACGTGTAGTTAATAATAAAAAGAGTCAGTATATGGATTCAAATGGAAATAGAGAGACTAAGGAAGTAATAATTAATCCTTTATTTGAACCTCTCTTCTTTGACTCATTAGACGATCCAAGATACTATCAAGTATATGGAGGAAGGGGTTCAGGAAAATCTACAGCAGTAGCTCTAGCAATAGTTCAACTAACCTATTCTCCCTATAAACATAAAATACTCTATCTAAGACAGACAATGACTTCTTCTGAAGATTCAACAATATCTGACATTAGATCAGCTATTGCTATGTTGAGAAGAGAGAGAGACTTTAGGGAGATTAAGGGAGTAATTACAAACATAAGAACAGGTTCGCAAATCATATTCAAAGGAATAAGATCTACAGGAACACAAACAGCAAAGCTAAAATCACTATCAGGAATCTCTATACTAGTTGTAGAGGAGTCTGAAGAGATAGAAAGCTTCGAAGAGTTCTCAAAGATAGACGAGTCTATAAGATTAGTAGGAAAACCTTTAAAGGTAATATTAATTTATAACCCAACTTCAGTAGTTCAATCATGGATT